CAGCGTTCCATCTAAAGTTTACTTCCTGTCCTCCGCCAGTTTTATAACAGGTGAATATTGATGCATCTTCTTTAACTAATTTCTTTGTCCAAAATCCTATTGTGAAGTCTTCATCATTTAATAATGCAGCTATTCCAGTTGCAGCAGGTGCAACCTGAGAAAGAACATTTACAGTATTTGCATCATCTGTTAATATTACTTCTCCAAAGCCTTGAATACCGCCAGTAGGGTTATTTGTAATAAGTGGACCCCATGAAGAAGCTCTAGTTGGCTCTGTTCCATAATCAGTTAATACTTTAGCCTTATCAAATTTGAACCAAGTCTGAAGAGTCAATCCAGACATATATGTATTTAATAATGTTGGGAATTCTACTGTAGATGCCGCATGGCCCTCTCCAGTTGCAGATGCAGTCATTGGAGCTGCTGATAATACTGTCTCTACTGAGAATGCAGGCATTACAAATAATGAGCTGGCAGTACCAGGAATATCTGCAAAGTCTACAGAGGCACCAGCATTAAAATTATCTAATACATTTTGTGCAGTTAATTCATATCCATAGATTGCAAATTCATCTAGCCACCCACGATATTTGGTACTGTTAATATTTCCAGTAGTGTTAGATCTTGAAGCACCAATTAATCTATATGTATTTGGTGAAGCAGAAAGACTATCTATATTTAAAGATCCAGTTGCCAATGTTTTTGTGGCTTCAAGGTTTCCATCTATGTACCACTTTAAAGAAGTTGTATTTACTGTAATTACACAATGGTGCCATTTTGTATCAAAATAAGTATTTGTAGAATATATATCTCTATCTCCAGATGCTTCTCCAATAGATACTGGATTTAAATAAAGTTTTCCGCTATTAGTGGCATCAGAAGTTCCTACAGAAGACATGCGAATCATATCAATTGAGAATGAACCAAATTGGAAAATTGGTCTAGTACTTGAATCTTGTGTAGCTAATTTAAACCAAAATTCAATTGTAAATGATTTATCATCAAATAAAGAAAATGCTGGCCAAGCATTTAGATTTATATAAGAATCAGTTCCATCAAAATACGTAGCACGGCCATCTACATCTGTTTGTTCATTTAATAATAATGAGTTAAATGTAGCAGTTGTTGATAACCCGCCTGAGTTTGTAGGAGTTCCTGCTGTTTCGTTAAAACGATACCAAACTCTTGGGCTTAAGCTATTTACTTGATCATAATATGAGGCCATAAAAATAGGCGTAGCTTGGCTACGCCTTAACTCCTATCAAAGACTTAGTTGGTGTCACAGATGAAATACTATTTCCGCCTACAGAAATTACTGGAGTAAGAGAGAAGCGAGATATAACTGGAGCTACGACGACGACACCAGAAAGGGCTACGACAGTTATATTTGACTCCACCGCTACAGCGGCTGCTGTTAGTGGTCCCGCTTCTACTCTTACGTCCATTGCGTGTTACCTTACGCTACGGTGATTCGAACGATACCTGTCGAATCCCATGTGATTGTAAAGTTACCATTGGTTGATGACTGGTCTGAACCGAAGTCAACATATCCAATAAGAGCCTTGGCTGCTGCAGAAGCACCTGAATCATCATAAACTACTGCATAACGAGCAGTAATTGTTGAAGATGACCAAGTAACGTCAGCTGCATCAAGTACGATTACGTTGTTTGTACCATCATAGGTGGAAGTCTTGGAAGCCAAGGTGATTCCGCCAGTGGTATATCCTGTACCAGTTACTTCAAATGAAGACACGTCATCGAAATAATCGTGTGTGTCCTGGTTAGGTGTGTAGGAAGAGCTGAGAAGAGCTACCTTAATGGTATCTGAATCCCAGTCAATTTCCTTATTGAGGGCTTGCTTTAAGAAGTTACCGTATAGTTTGCTTGGCATTATTCAGTTCCTCCTTATGCAGCTGGAGTCTTCTCAACGATTGCGAAAGCGTCAGCATCTGCTACAGCAAAGCCACGACGAATACGCATCTTCAAGAGGACGCCATCCTTGGTAAATTCAGCATCACGAGATACTACGGACTCTAGACCACCACGGATACCATTGATGAGCATCTGACGGTTACCGACGATGAGCAATGGATTTCCTGTTGGGTTTGCCGAAGCAGCAGCTGATGTGGCTGCACCGTAAGATACAACTAGTGGGTATCCGAAGAGTGATCCTGGAGTACCTGCAACTGGGTTTGGAAGAACTAATTCATTATTAGCATCCTTCATTCCACGGATGTGTGCTAGCATCTTTGGGTGTGCCATAAATACTGTATTTGCAGCATCAAACTTGCTTGAATCTTCAGCAATGCCAAGAGCATTGTTGATATCATCAAATGTTAGATCGCCTGCGGTCTGGATACGGTTTGTGTTCCAGTTAATTGCAGCATATAGAGATGTATATGGAGCAGCATCTGCGCCATCAGATACGACGTTTACACCTAAGCAGGCGTTGTCATATTTACGAGCCCAGCGGCTTGCCCATTCTCTACGATATGCTGTGAGCACGTCTACGAGGTTATCATTTAGATCTTCCTCAGAAACATGCATAATTTTTGCGTACTTCTTTGCTGTCAAGACAACTTCATCAAGAGTTGCTGTTGCTTCTGGAATTGCTACACCTTCAGCTACAACTTCTGGAGCGTCTGCAACAAAACGAGGTACAGTCTTTGTACGAGAAGCCATGGTCTCACGACGAGCAAATGCTTCAACAGCAGAATTAGCCAAGAGATCTTGGATAACTGCTGAGCCTTGCTCTTCTAGAATATAACCATTGGCTTCAGTAAAATCTGTTCTTGCCATGTTTATTTCTCCTTAGAAATGTTAATTTAAACTTTTGAAAATAGATTATCGTCCAATACATCTATGGTCGCAAGTCCAAACGTCCATCTGGAGACTTGCATAGACCAATTATACATTATTTAACGTTATAAATCTATCTTCCAAGCGCTATTCTAGCTAGTTTTTCGCTTGTTGATATTGGTTTATCTACAGATTTGGCTTCCGCCGAATCTGCTTTGCCTGCTACTAGCAACTTTGGATCAAATAATTCTGGAAAATCTGATTTCAACTCTTTAATTTGATCATCAAGACCTAATACATTAAATTCATCATCAAATGTAAGTCCTTCAAATTTAACAAACTTAAGAATTCTTTCAGTATTAGCAATATTGTGTTTACTTAATTCCTGAATTACTCTTTCTTTGAGTAACTTACCGCTAAATTTAGCATTCTGTTCCTCATATTGTGCCATCTTGGCTTCTAGGGCTTCTTTTTCTTCCCTAAATTGTTTTGCATCCTTCTTGGCACGGTCCAAAGCTGCTAGTACAGCTTCTGGATCTTTAATCTCTTGGGACGTACCATCCACTTGAGTTTCTTCCATTTTTTATCCTTAATTTCTTTCTGCTGCAGATTGTTCTGTAGCAAGATTATTGGCATTTACGCCTGTAGATTGTAATGATATATTTTCTGTCTGGCCTGTTGGGACCACAGATGCCTCAGCAACTTGTGCTGCGATTTCTGCGTCATATCCAAGCTCCAAAAGAATCTGCTCTAATGGCATTCCGACTGACTTTTTGCGAACAGCGATATCCCATTGGTCAACAGTATCAATTGTTTCTGGATTTTCCCAGTCAATTTCAATATCTGCAGATATTCCTTCAACACGAAGCATAAATTTGAACAAATCTCTCCATGTAGAACCAAAAGCTAATTGACGATTAAGGACTTTCTTTGTCAATGGAGCTTCTGCTACACGTAATGCTTCTCCAGATGGGATATATGCACCCTTCATAAAGAAATGAAGAGGTGTACTTGTTATTGCTGCCATTGCATTGACAAAGTCTAGAACTGGCTTTGTAAATGTTTCTGGATCTGCAGCTGGGAACTGCCCAACTGCTTGCACACCTTGTAAATACCATAATTGTCCAGGCCCATTTTGCAATGAACCTAGATTTTCTCTAGCAGTATCATCTTGAGAAAAATCCTCAAGCTCTGCTGTCTGTCCACCAGTTGTCAAAGCATATCTTTGTGGTGCGCCCTGGTAATCTACTGTGTACATGTGTGTGTTAATTAATTTATTAATTGCATCTTGTGGGCCATATGCATCATAGTGCTCTGGCTTTCCATAAGGCTTATGTGTGCGGAAATGAAAAACAGGAATCTCATTCCAAGGATTTGGAACAACTTCTGTTAAATTCATAAGAGGAAGATTAATTATATACTCTAAATCTCCTCTACCTTCATATTTTTCAATACGATCTGGATAATACAGATTTATTTTAATAATTTTCTCATCTTCAGCATCAATTTGCCACATTTTAATTGCAAATGATTTAATTCTAGGATTTTCTTGGTCATATACTAAGCTTGTTGTTAATGGTGAATTATAATCAATACCAACAACTCCATTTGCATCTGGCCAAACAATTGCATAGCAATCTCCATACATTAAAGCATTGCGATGAATTTCATTTATATCGATTCTGATATCAGTTTGATTCCAAATACGATCAATATATGAGTTAGCTGCCTCAGTTGTTCCCTGAACCTGATTAACATCAAGTCTATTTAATACAGAATCAACAACAGTTTTTGTAAAATTAAATCTGAAATCTGAACCTTCAAATCTAAATACTCTCATCCAACGTTGAGATTGAAAGACCTCTGGCTGAGAACCCTCATAATAAGCTGCAGCTCTTTTATATTCATCTATTTGAGAAACAATATGATCAAAACCCTTCTTTAAGTCTGACATTTTATCTCCTCAAGTAATTTAATTGTCTGGCTAATACTTTTGGAGTTTTATTATCCAAGAAATATAAGATTCCAGACGTTACCGCATCTAGAACGTCATCGTGAGATATCTTTGGGAATGCCCACATCTGCTCTTCTAGCGCAGGGAAATGTGCGGTATGTCTAATTTTTCCCTGTTGATAAAAGTTCAAAGCTTTTCCTGCACGGATTTGCTTTGAAACACTTTGCCTTATTGATCTATATTTAACAGGTATGCCTTTAAAAACATCCTGCCAAAGATCTCCACCTTGGTTAGTTTCAACATATATAACTCCAGGCTCATAGAAATCAACTAGGCTTGCGATTCTGTCAGCTAATTCTGATGGAGAAACCTTCAGCTGAATGGCTTCTCTAACATAAATGTTGTCATCTTCGCCTCTGGACAATACGGCTATGCCCGTATAGTCAGAAATTTTGTTCTTTGTTACTGCTGGATCAATAGAAATAATTGTATTTCCATATTCTTCAAGCTCACCAATAATTATATCTTGTTCTGTCCAGAAATTCCCGTCAGCATTTACAGGACGATTCATGTAGTTCTTGGCAAAGTCACGTAAGTGACGCTGGCTTAACAACCAGTCTAGAGGCCACTTCTGAGGCCATACAGAGCGTTCTGAGCCATCATCAGCGGTCATGATGGCTGGGAAGTAGTGAACCCGTACATTCTGGTCTGTAATCCACTGTAGATCCTTATCTGTGTGCCCTTCAGAGTGTTTTCTAAATTGATCCATCATAGAATTAGGCATAGTGGTAGTTCCCACAATAATCATACGAGCATATATATTCATAGGGGCAATATCATCAAATACTGTATTTCTCTGTTGTCCAGCTTGATATTCAGAATAATTCTTCTCGCCTTTTTCTATATCATCAAGGATAATCAGGTCTGGTCTTTGGCCAAATACTTTTTTACCCAGAGAGTTGGTATCAATGCCATTAGCATCAAAGATAAAATCATTTGTCTGAACAATTCTCCAGCTATTATTCGCAAGGGAACGCCCAGTGCTACCGACAATTTTAGGTGTACATAGTGCTGGGTAATCTGCTTTGAGATATTCATTTGTGTCCAATTCATTCTTAAATGTCATCAGATGTGTTTCTGCCTGACTAGCAGCATCTGAAAATGCAGCTACGAATTTAATATGACCATGGGCGGCGGCCCATAGTGGTAGTATCAAGAAGATCCAAGTAGACTTCCCACATTCACGAGGAGCAATAAATGCATCTCTATGTTGCTTAGGTCTAGTGGGTCTATTGATCCATGTCTTTCCATATTCCGCCAAAGCCCAGTGAAATTCAGATAAAGTGAGCTCGTCGTTTGAATTTTTCAAATGATGTGGCAAATATATAAGAGCAAAGAGCATTGGATCAAATTTAGTTAATTCCCGCCTGCCTTCTGAAATTGTCAGCAATTCAGGATTAATATCTGCCAAATATTCTTCTAGTTCCAATTTACTCCTGTTGTTATATGTATCAATTTTACTGTAGAAATTTACTTACAGTAACAAAAAAATATTTTTTTATTTTTTTTTATGAACGGGTAGTATCTCGCTCAAAGTTTTCTTCTTGAACCTTATCTTTAATTAAATTGTTTCTTGCTTTTGCTTCATTTAATATGTCGACAATTGCAAGATCTGTTCCATCTTTAGATCTATTCTCATTTATATTTGTAGACTTACCTTCAATTAGATTAATTGTCTGTATGGCTTTATGTATGGCATTAGATAGCTTATTGATATCTTCTGACAAGAGATCATCTTCATATAATTTCTCCACCGCCCTATCTATAATTGCCTGGGCGGCAATAATCTTATCTTTATCTTTATAAAAGATATCTAATTGTTTAGCCATTACTGCTAATGTATTTGCGGTGGGAAGATCTAAAGATCTTTGTAAATAGAACTTCTTTGCAGTATGATAAGATTTAGGATATCCCAAATATCTCATAGCTGGACCAATTCCCATTTCATTTGCACATTCAATAAATTCTGATATTTGTTCTTCCGTAAATGTTGGATATCCCATCATATTCTCCCTTGACATATTGTCATATATATGCATGTTGTCATAATATTTGACATTACGCATACGTTTCTGATATTTTTTCCTC